CAATCATCATATCAAAAGCTATGAGAAAAGTAACTCAAATGATAGCTCGACAAAAAGTCGCATTGGTTTTCACAAATCAGTTAAGACAAAAGTTGGGTGTAATGTTTGGAGATCCTTGGACTACTTCAGGTGGTAAGGCTCTTCCGTTCCATTCATCAACTCGTGTTAGGTTTAAGAATGCTGGACAAATCAAAGATGGTAGTAAGAATACTATTGGTATTAAAATAAAAGGACAAGTGATTAAGAATCGACTTGGTCCTCCAATGAGAACTGCAGAGTTCCCATTATATTTTGACAAAGGTATTGCTGATTTTGATAGTTGGTTGACTGTAATGAAAGAACACAAAATATGTAAAGTTGGTGGTTCTTGGTATACACTAAATCATATTGATATTGAAACTGGTGAAGTCATAAAAGAATACAAATTCCAATCTAAAGATTTTGAAGAGTTAATGTTAACTAATTCAGAATTAAAAGATTATTGTTATCAACAAATATGTGATGCGTGTATTCTAAAATATGATTCAAAAGAGTTAGGTATTGATGATGTAACTGAAACAGAGGAGTCTGTGGATGAGCTCTAAAAAAGACTTGAATGAAAAATACATATCTTTTTTAGAACAAACCAAAGATGATACACATAAAGCTATAAGTCATCTGAATGACAGAGTATTGATTGTAGACGGCCTGAATACATTTATCAGGTCGTTTGCAGTTAATCCTGCTATTAACGAAGATGGTTTACACATTGGTGGTATGATGGGATTTTTAAAATCTGTAAGATATACTTGCGATATTTTAAAACCATCAAGGTGTATCATTGTCTTTGACGGAAAAGGTGGTTCAAAGAGAAGACAAAAAATATATCCCGAATACAAGGGAACTCGTAAAGTAAAAAGAAGATTGAATCGTAATGTAGATTGGGGAACAGCTCCTCAAGATGAAGAAGCTTCTATGAGACAGCAAATGGGTAGGTTGGTTGAGTATTTAGAACAACTCCCTTTAACTTTGGTTTGTGTTGATGGTATAGAAGCTGATGACACAATGGCCTATATCTCACAACAATTACTACCAAAAAGTGATTGTATATTGATGTCAACCGATAAGGATTTTTTACAATTGGTAGATGATAGAGTGAAAGTGTGGAGTCCTACAAAAAAGAAATTATATAATAAACAAGCAGTATTGGAAGAGTTTGGAATCCCATCAAGAAACATCTTGACATATAGAATTTTAGATGGGGATAAATCAGATAACATCAATGGGGTGATGGGAGCTGGTTTGAAATCATTGATAAAATACATTCCAGAATTAACAGAAGATAAAGATTTTACAGCTATGGACTTGTTAAATTTTGTAGAAAATACAGATTCTAAAATAAAACTCTTGGAAAATATAAAAAAAAGTAGTAACTTGTTAAAACGAAATTATTTACTAATGCAATTAAACAATGTAGACATACCAAATCATACAAAGATGAAAATACAAGGAGCTGTGAATGGTAAAGTTCCACAATTGATTAAGTATAAATTTCAAACAATGTTTTTAAAGGATAAATTAACATCTGCGATTCCTAATTTAGATTCTTGGATTATGGAGTTTACCAGATTAGATAGATTTAGGGGGATAAATGGATAAATTAACAGATTTTGGACATACATTTCAGATAAAATCTATTTCTGCATTAATGAAAAACCAAACCTTTTTAGAACAAATTCATGACATATTAGATGAAAAACATTATGATAGTGACGCTCTAAAATGGATTGTAAAGGAATGTAAAAAATATTATGATGAATATAGAAAGTGTATTACACTTGATGTATTTAAAGTAAAAACACAAGAAGTAGAAAATGATGTATTGAAGTTATCTATTGTAGAAAATTTAAAAGAAGTATTTAGACATTTGGAATCACCTGATTTAGATTTCATTGAAGATAAAGCATTAGACTTTTTTAAAAACCAAACATTAAAAAGTGCTATTGTTCAATCTGTTGAAATAATGGAATCCAAAGGTGACTTTGAACAAATTAAAAGATTAGTGGATGATGCTCTCAACGCTGGTACTGAAAGAAACATTGGACACGAATATATTGAACATATTGAAGATAGATATTCAGAAACAGCGAGAGAGACAGTTGAAACAGGTTGGGAAGTAATTGATGAATTGACTCAAGGTGGACTTGGTGGTGGAGAACTTGGTGTGATTGTTGCACCTGCAGGTGTTGGTAAGACTTGGGTGTTGGCTGCGATTGGTGCTAATGCAATGAAACGAGGGAAACACATAGTTCACTATTCATTGGAGTTAAATGAGGCTTATGTTGGTTTGAGATACGATAGTATATTTACAGGTATTGCAAATCAAAATCTTAAATATCATAAAGATGATGTGATTTCAGAAATGGAAAAATTAAAGGGTGATTTGGTTATCAAATACTTTCCAACCAAAACTGCTAGTGTAAATACATTATCAGCACATTTAAAAAGAATTATAAATCTTGGAACAGAGGTTGATATGGTGGTGGTGGATTACGCTGATATACTGAAAGATACGGGTGGTTCAAGAGAAGTCAGACACGCACTTGGTAACATTTATGAAGATTTAAGAGGATTGGCTGGTGAGTTTCAGATTCCAATATGGACAGCTTCACAAGCTAATCGTTCAGCATTAGATGAAGATGTGATTGAAGCTACTAAGGTTTCGGAATCATATCAGAAAGTGATGACGGCTGATTTCGTTATGTCGTTATCAAGAAAAGTAGAAGACAAAATTGGTAATACAGGCAGATTTCATGTGATTAAAAATAGATTTGGTCCAGATGGAATTACATACCCCGCCAAAGTAAATACTAACACTGGTATTATAAACATATATGAGAGTAGTAGTGTTGGTGGAAAAGAACAACAAACAAAAATAGATAATCGTGACAATTTGATGAAAGGTATGTTAAAAAATCGTTACGAAGATTTGATGAAGGAATAGTTATGAAAGATTATGATGTATTTAAAAAATGGTTAGGTGGTGTAATGGATGTGATATATGGTCCATCTCATAATTGGCCATTCAAAGCTCTTGAAAAAGAGATGATGAAAAAACCAAAAAGAGCTAGAGGTAAAAAGGGTAGGTATCTAGCAGATGACCCTACTACCAAAGGTGTAAATGAAGCTTGGGTTGGTGGTAAAGCACCAAAGAAAGGTAAAAAATGATATATGGATATGTAGAAATACCAGAAGATTATTGGGTATCTTCGTGTAATGTGGAGTATGTGTTAGTTGACGAAGGTTAGTGATTTTATAGTAGAAGCTGTACCTCGTAGTGCTATTCAAAAGTTTGTAGAGAAATGGCATTACTCACATAGTACAAATGGGGTACAGCATACTCAATGTTTTGCATTGTTTGATGGTATGAAAATGATTGGAGCTATGATATATGCTCTACCATCTATGAAAGCAACAGCTGCAAAATACAATCCTATAAATCCTTTAAGATGTTGGGAGTTACGAAGATTATGTTGTATAGATGATACACCTACAAATACAGAAAGTTATTTTATAGGTAAAACATTGAGATGGTTAAAACAAAATACAGAGATAGAAGTGATTATATCATATGCTGATTTAGAACAAGGACATGAGGGTGTTATATACAAAGCATCTAACTTTCATCATTTAGGTAACAATGGTGGTGGTAGAGTATTGATGGTTGATGGTAAAATGTTTCATGCTCGTTCTATGAATCAGAAACAAAAACCATATGGTAGAGAATTAAAACGAAGATGGGAAAATAAAGAAGGACATAAATTTTGGGATTCGGAAGAAACTGATATGTACTATAAAGATGTGAAACCAAAAAACATTTATGTTTATTATTTAAATAAAAAAATTAAAAAGAAATTATTAAAGTGATATTTATACATACCTAACCGAAAAGGTTTTTGACTTATATCACATCAAAAAATTGAGGAGATTGAAAGAATGGATATTTCAACAAAAATATTGTCAGATATTACGGTGTATATGAAATACGCAAGGTATATACCTGAAAAGAAAAGAAGAGAAACATGGAAAGAATTGGTGGAGCGAAATAAGAAAATGCATATCAAGAAATATCCAGAATTAAAATCACAAATAGATAAAGCTTATAAAATGGTATTAGATAAAAAAGTATTACCATCAATGAGAAGTATGCAGTTTGCTGGTAAACCAATTGAAATATCACCAAACAGAGTTTACAATTGTGCGTTTCTACCAATTGATAATTGGCAATCATTTTCGGAAGTGATGTTTTTATTGTTAGGTGGAACTGGTGTAGGTTATTCGGTTCAAAAACATCATGTAGAACAATTACCTGAAATACATTTACCAAACTTTAAACGAAGAAGAAGATATTTAATTAGTGATTCAATAGAAGGTTGGGCAGATGCAGTTAAAGTATTGATTAAATCTTATTTTTATGGTGGTTCTCATATTCACTTTGATTTTTCAGATATCCGTCCAAAGGGTTCAGAGTTAGTGACAAGTGGTGGTAAAGCACCAGGTCCTCAACCATTGAAAGAATGTTTGGTTAAGATTGATGGTATATTGAGGACAAAAGATAATGGTGATAAACTCACAACATTAGAAGTTCACGATATTGTATGTCACATAGCAGATGCTGTTTTGGCTGGTGGAATAAGAAGAGCAGCTCTGATTTCATTATTCTCAGCAGATGATGATGATATGATTTCTTGTAAGTATGGAAATTGGTGGGAAGAGAATCCACAAAGAGGTAGAGCAAATAACTCTGCTACATTGGTTCGTTCTAAAATTACTGAAGACTTCTTTTTTGAATTATGGGAAAAAATAAAAGCGAGTGGTAGTGGTGAACCTGGTATTTATCTAACAAATGATAAAGATTGGGGAACTAATCCTTGTTGTGAAATCGCACTAAGACCTTATCAATTTTGTAATTTAACAGAAGTTAATGTTTCAAATGTTGAATCGCAAGAGGATTTGAATGAAAGAGTAAAAGCTGGTGCATTCATTGGAACACTGCAAGCTGGTTATACAGACTTTCATTATTTAAGACCTGTGTGGCAAAGAACAACAGAAAAAGATGCCCTAATCGGAGTATCAATGACTGGTATCGCTTCCAATAAATTAGATGACTTGGATGTGACGGAGGCAGCAGATGTTGTAAAAGAAGAGAACAAAAGAGTTGCAGAATTAAT